GTGGCAATATCCTTGACTGCCGTTGCACCAGCTGACACAACACTCTTCAGCGTGTTCCATACATTTGTCGCTGTTTTGACAATGTCCTGCCAGATAGAAGCGAATGCAGCACCCAGATTCTTAAATACTTCAACCGCTCCGGCAACAATCTCTTGAATCTTTGCCCAAAGACCAAGCACAAAGTTGCGGAATGTCTCCGAGGTATTCCAGAGATAAATGACCGCAGCCACGATAGCACCGATCAGTGCAGGAATAAGCACAAGAGGCCCACCTGCCAAAGTCGTTATAACCGATACAAGTCCGGCAAAGCTCTTAATCATGGACAGCGCCGAAATCAGACCACCGATAGCACCGACAATACCTCCGATGATACCAACAAGACCGACAGCGGCGATTGCTCCACCGACCGCTACGACAATGCCTTTGATGGTCTCAAAATGCTTTTTGAAGAAATCTACAACTTTTCCGATTTTTTCAAATGCAGTCTCGAAAATCTTCTTAAAGCCTTCAATTACCGGAGTAATCTGCGGAAATGCCTGTGTCAATCCGTCATAGATAGACTTCATCAGGTTTTTACCCAACTGGATTAACAGCGGTGCGGTATCCTTAAACGCCTGCGCAAGCTTCGATATGATCATTGGAGCTTGCTGTATCAGCGTTTGAATAATCATCGGAAGAGCACGCACCAATCCGGCAACAAGTGTAGTTGCTGCTGAAATGAGCGGAGGCAGAATCTTCTGCATCAGACCAGGGAGATAAGCCGATATAATCGGAGCCGCCTGTGTGAGAAACTGTCCTATTCCCTGAAGCGCACGTTCTACTGCCGGAATAAGCTGTGCAAGTAATCCTGTACCGTTACCGTCACCGACAATGGAAATAATGAGGTTATCCATCAGCTTTCCAACATCGGCATCAGGGTTAGCAAAACCGGCAACAAGATTTTCCCATGCAGATTTAGTGGAGTTAAAAGCACCTTCTATTGTGGTCGATGCTTCTTTTGCCGTTGTTCCGGCAATACCCTGCTTTTCCTGTATCAGTTCAATAGCAGTGACGATGTCGGAAAAACTATCAATTGACAAATCAGCCGCCTGACCATTGGCTTTTGCATACTCGTTCGCGTCCGCTATGAGTTGCTCCATGCCTTTTTTCGTACCGGCATACAAATGTGTTCGCCACAGGTCGCTACTCTGTGACCGTCCTTTCGGACTGCTCTATGTCACCATAGAAGTTCAGACTATCTCTTGAATTGCATTTCTGCAAAACCCTTGCACTTCCATCCGCTTGGATGTACTCTACTCCCTTCCACATTACTGTGTGGTTTCGATAGTCGTTACACCTTTACTTTTTGGATTGCAGTATTCAAATTTGTATCCACGCATTTTTCCCCTCTGTCCAATGGTTCCTTTCTTCAACATCATCGATATGTTGCCAATGGAACACTGAAAAGCCGAGGCCGCATCTTCAATTTTATTGAAGTAAGTTATCCTATCAGCATCCAACCATGCTTCATGCCCTCCACCACGCTTTTTCCTGAGTTCACCATAATGGGTAACTTTTATTCTTTCGCTCCTAACACCATGGGTGTTGAATCTGGAGTTATTCTCTGAATATGTTGCCCATCTGAGATTTGACAGCTTATTATTCTGCCTATTCCCATCTTTATGATCTATGCATGGTTTGTTTTCAGGGTTTGGAATGAATGCTTCGGCAAGAAGCCTGTGTATAGCAACCTTGGTTCCCTTATTGTTTTTGTAAAGGTCTACAACAAGATATCCATTTTTAGAATTCACACAGGCGGTCTTTATCTTTCCTGTAATGTCGTTTCTTACTTCACCTTTTCTGTTGATAGAATAATTAGTATTGCGTGATATTTTTTTCCACTCCATTTCCTTTACCTCGTATCTGTTGTTTTTTATTTTATGATACCACTTTAAAGGAAATGTTTCAATCCAAAAGCACTTGGCACGGTATTACCTCATGCGGCAAACATAAGGCTTCCACCGTTTTCACAAGGTTTATACTGAGCAATGCCGCACTTCTTACCCAGTTTTAAGTTATCAAGCATCATGAAGTTTTGCTTCGCAAAACCCTGGTACGCATTCTGAACAGACTGAATATCCGTTCCGAACGTATTGACATTGTCACTCATTGCTCTCATAGCAACATCAGCCTGTTTTGCCGCTTTTTTTGTGTCCCCACCGAGGGAATTGATCAGGGCCGCCGAGAACGATGTAGCCTGTTCCATGTACTGATTTGCAGACATACCAGAGGTCTTGTAAGCATCATTTGCAAACCTCATTACATCGTCCGCCGCATTGCCGAACAGCTTCTTTACACCGCCTGTAAGCTGTTCGTACTGAGAATAGGAACTAACAGACTGCTTTGTGAGGAATCCGATAGCGGCCGCACCTGCACCGATACCAACGGCACACGCCTTTCCGACACCCACAACAGCTTTACCGACACCTGACAGCCCCTTTGTGATTCCCTGACCGGCTGAAGTTGCATCTTTTTTTGCTTTTTCAAGACCTTCCTGATACCCTTTTGTATCAAGCAACAGCCTGGCAAACAGTGTCATAACATCAGCCATTCTGCGCATCCTCCTTTCCTAATTTTGCAAGTTTTGATTTGATTCTTTCTTTTATGCTGTTAGCACGCTTATTGTTGTCTTCGTTTTTGTCTTCATCCGGCACATCATTGATAATGTCGGCAAAACGCCTTCTCATGACCACGCCTTCTTTTGACAATCTACCTGTATTTTCAACAACAGCCTTGATAGCGTCCGTCATGTACACTTTCAAGGCTGTCTCTTCTGATTGAACTTTCAGATAGTTGTAGCAGTGGTCGATGATGTACGATTTTCCGAGTATTTCAAGCAAATCCAGGCGAATCGCCGTTATGCACTGAAAATACCGGTCTGCCCCAACTGTGCCAATGAGGTAAAAAAACCAAGCACATCTTTATCCGAGATAATGTCAGTCAGGTTATTCAGATAGTATGCAACGGAGTAGTCGTCTACGTTCTCCGGCTCTATAAAGCAGATAAGCGCAAGCAGTTCAAGCGTTTCATCGGGGCATTCTTCCATTGCGGCGGTCAGAATGTCGTTGAAATTCTTTTTCTGCTGTGCAGTGATTCTCTCCGCATTTCTTTTCCTGATCTCGTATGCCTCATCTTCACCGGCATTTTCCGGTACAGTCTCAAGTCCTTCGACTTTCCGGCCACGGATACTCATGATTTGTGTCTTTTCAAGCCATTTTTCGGCTGATTTCCTCAGTCTGTTCGTCTGTTTGAGAAATTCAGAGGGCTTGCAGGTAGCAAGGTTTTTTCTTTCGCTCACTGGTAATCACCTTCCTTTACGGGTCAATGCTGTAAAACGCCATAGGCACTTCCTTCTGTGCATTGATAGAAACATGGCCTTCAATCGTAACCGCTGTCTGTCCTTTGCCGTTCTTTGTGGTCTGGAGGGAGAATCCGGCTGTAGACAGTGCGTTTTTCAGTTCTACCGCAACAACACCGCCATCCGCACGGTCTCCAACCCACCAGATAGAACTTGAAAAGTCGGTCTGTTGGAGGTCTGCACGGGGGATAATCTTTGATGAATTTGTCCCGTCAACATCTGCACAGCCGAGCGCAAACTTGATCAGGGCGGGAGACGTGCCAAGTGCGGTAGTTGACATGGAACAAGCCCATGAATCAAGGTGCTTGAGTTCCTTCATGTTGGCCGGTACGTTGTCTACATCCTCGCCCAGGTCGCTGAACGTAGGTTCACAGGTAATCTGAATACCGCCCGTAGTGGCAGTGATAATATCCGCGTCAGCAGGAGCCTGCACATTTGACGGGTCAAAGTTTTTCAGCAGGACACCCGCATCAAGCTGCATTTCCTCAAATGTGCTCTGAGGAATAACGGTAAATGTTCCCATTGTTTACTCCTTTATGTAGTCATGAAATCGACTTCAATAGTCATGCGCATCCTCTTGACAGCATCATCACCGGAATCAAACGGAGCCGAGAACGTTGTCATTTCTGGCAGTTTAATCCAGATAATCCCATCATCGGTTTTGAGTCTTACGCCACCGTAGCCGATTGATTTTTTGATCTCTTCGGTTTTTTGCTTTATCCACGCCCATGATGTGTTTCTATCCCACAAACTGGCTGACAATGTGGCTGTGTTCATATATCCACCGCCTGCCGCCTCATAGGTTATATGCGGAAATGCCGGTCTCTGGCCTTCTGTAAAGACGGTCTGTTCGTCATACGCATTTAATCCAAAGCCGCTCCAAAATGTCTGTAATGCCTGGTAATTATCCATTGTTCGTAATGGTAAATTCTTCTGCGTTTACCACTCGCATGTCCAATCCTGCGCCCTGTGGCGTTTCTTTGTCTTTGCCGTCTGTAGTTACCCTGAGAATCTTTCCATCTCTCTCACGCCGGATAATATCGTGATACTGCAATACGACATTCCGGCGTGTGGTAATGGTGTAAAGGTCTTTAACGCCCTGTACGGACGCTGTACGGGCTTGTAATGAGGTGTCAAAGACAATAGCTGCCTGAATAGATGCACCATCTACATAAGACGTTGTGACGCCACCGTAGCCATCCGGCACAGTGGTCTTGTCCATGATCGTGCAGGCTTCCATTGCATCATCCAAAAGGCTCATAACTTCCTCCAAGGTGACAGACGGGCAGCAAATACGCCTTGCCAGTTTGTAGGGCTTGTTACATCACCGGCAGCAGAACCACCGCCCGACTTGCTGTATGAATATCCTGCGAATGATTCAGAATTGAACGGGGACATTGCTTTGCTGTCTGCACCGCCGTATTGGGCTTGCCAGTCTTCAATATCCGTTGCAAGCTGTATAACCGTCTGTGGGATTCTCATGAGCCACACAGCGCCGTCAAAAGTCTCCGGCTTGAACATTGCCTCACCGTACTGCCAGACACCATCGTTAAATACAGAGCCGACAATCCGGATGTATTGACCAGGCTGTATAGCACCATAGGGGACAGTGATTTCACTATCCCCTACGACAATATTGCCGATGATCTTATCTGAATCTTCGCAAAACCAATTGCGCAGGTATTCACAGATTTCAGTCAGCATTTCTCTTTCTCCTTCCGGCCTTCTTTACAGGTTCCGGCTTCGGTTCCACAGCATTTTCAACAATAGGCTCCGGAACATACTCAATAAGCGGAGTTCTCTGCAAATTGCGGTCAGTGGAAAGTTCTGCAAGGCGGTCAGCACTCACGCTCATTCCATCACGAGGGAATTTATCGCCGGTATTGTACGGATGCATTTCATCCTGAATGTCTTCAAAGTATCTGATCACCTTGTACATGCTTTATGCTCCTGCCAGGCTTCTTGTGTAGTAGGT